CTTCTCAAAGTTTAGAAAGAAACATTATAGATGGTGCAACAATATAAATACAAATAAAAAAAATTACTACGTTATATTATTATGAGAATTATAGAATTAATATTAGATGAAGAACAAGAGGATTCAGGCGTTGATGCAATATCAATAGTGGAATCTCCTGCCATTGAAGAAAATTTTATTGCGCTAAAAAGCGATGAAATAAAATTAGCAGAAATTTCAAAAGATAAAAAGTTATTAATGGGTGCTTTGCTTGTTCCTAATAAACCTATTTACAGAAAATCAGGCAAAGAGGAATATTATATTTATTTCTCAAAAGAAACTATTTCAAAGGCNTCTCAATTATATTTAAAAAATGGCAATCAAAATAATTCAACTTTAGAACATCAACACGAATTAAGTGGATTAACATTAGTTGAGTCTTGGATCGTAGAGAGCGATACAAAAGATAAAAGCAGATTATACAATATGGATGTTCCTGTTGGAACTTGGATGGGAACTGTAAAAGTTAATAACGATAATGTTTGGAACGAATATGTTAGGACAAAAAAAGTAAAAGGATTTTCTATTGAGGGTTATTTTGCTGATCGTATGACTGAAAGACCTAATGAATCTATAAAAGAAGATATGAAAAACAATAAACTAATTGAATCTATAAAACAAATACTTAATGCCAATTAGAAAAAAAAGAAATATTGGACCGGGATCTGCAGGTTATATTCCTGCTCGTAGCTCTCAAAACGGAGGTCAAAGAGCTTGTTTATGTCCTGATGAAAATACTTATTCAAGAGAATGTTGTGACGGATCTATATGGGCACAGGGTATTGGATCAATAACAAGAATAACTTGAAAATACAAAATTAAATTTAAACCACGTTATATATAAACAATTATGAAATCTACAGAAATGTTAAATCAAATCAAGACACTTTTAAATATAGAAGTTAAACTTGAAGAAATGAAATTAGAAAATGGTACAATCGTTGAGTCTGATTCATTTGAAAAAGGAAAAGAAATATTTATTAAAACAGATGATGAGCGTGTTGCTTTGCCTGTTGGAGAATATATTTTGGAGGACTCAAGGCTTTTAGTAATTTCTGAGGAGGGAATTATTGATGATGTAAGAGATGTTTCAGATGAAGCACCACAAAAAAAAGAAGAAGAAGTCACTGAGGATTTAGAGGACAAAGATGATAATTATGAAGATGATGGTAAAGAAGCAGATGTTGAAGACTGGGCAGGTATGGAAAAAAGAATAAAAAATCTTGAGGATGCTATTTCAGATTTAAAATCTAAAGTAGGCGGAAAAGATATGGAAGAAGAAGAAGTTGAAATGGAAGAAGATGATGTTTCAAGACAACCAAAATCAAGAACAATAAAAGAGGAGTTTAATAAAGAGGTTGAAGAAAAGGTAAAAGAAGAATTATCAAAACCTGCAACAAATCCAATTAAACATAGTCCTGAAAAAAAAGAGAATAAAAACAAAGGTTATTTATATTCACAAAAAAGAGTAGGAACAGCTTTAGACAGAGTATTAGCAAGATTAAACAAATAATAAATAATAAAATAAATTAAAAAATGAGCACTTACAACTATTTATCAAATGATGAAGTTCGCAACCAAGTTGCACAATCTTATTATACAGCCACAGGAGACATTTCAGATTCAGATTTAGGAAATGATCATAACGTAGCCGTAGATGCATTAACAATTGGATTACCTTTAATTAACTCAGGAAATTTAGGTAGCACAGTATTCTTTAGAAACACAGGAGCAGATGCTGCTGTCAAATTAGTAATTTCTCCAAAAAATACAAATAAAATTGTTGGGAGTATGACTCAAGCTGCAGCAGTATTTAGTGCGTCTGGAGTTTTAGATAAAGACTTAGAAAATACTAAAGCAACAGCTTTAAAAGGAGACTGGGTAGCACTTAGAGCGGTATCATTAACTGAATGGTATATTATAGGTGGACAAGGAATTTGGGTTTCAGAATCATAATAATAATTAATAAATAAAATAATAATAAAATGAGTAATTTAAACAAAGTACAACTTGCAACTGCTGTAAACGTTACGACAAGTTACGCCGGTGAGTTTGCAGGGGATTATATCGCTGCGGCGCTTCTTGAGGCGAGTACGATTAGTGATGGTGGTCTAACAGTAAAAGCAAATATCGGTTATAAAGAGGTAATTAAAAAACTTGCAACAAGTTCTTTAGTAAATCCTGCTACTTGTGATTTTGATCCAACATCAACTATTACATTAACTGAAAGAATAATTCAGCCTACTGAGTTGCAGGTAAATTTGCAACTTTGTAAAAAAGATTTTGTAAACGATTGGGAGAGCCAAGCGATGGGATTTGGACTTAATCAAAATCTACCACCAAAGTTTAGTGATTTTTTAATTGCTCACGTTGCTGCTGAGGTTGCTCAATCAACTGAATTAAACATTTGGCAAGGAGATTCTGCCGCTGTATCAAATAATTCTTTTGATGGCTTTGAAAAATTAATTGCTGCTTCTGCTGCTGCTGGAGATATTCCTGCAGGACAACAAATTGCTGCTGTTGGTGGGGGCTTAGCTGCCGGAAATATTATAGCAGAATTACAAAAGGTAGTAAGTGCTATACCAAATACACTATATGGAAAAGATTCGTTAAGAATATATATTCCAAGTTCTGCCGCTAAATTTTATGTACAAGCTCTTGGAGGTTTTTCAGTTCTTGCTACTTCAAATGCAGGGGTTGATAATAAAGGAACTCAATGGTGGAACAATGGTTCACTAACAATAGATGGCGTTCAGATTTTTGTTTGTCCGGGAATGAGTGATAACAAAATGTATGCGGCTGAAATATCAAATTTATATTTTGGAACAGGTCTTTTAAACAATAACCAAGAAATTAGAGTTCTTGATATGGTAGACTTGGACGGATCCAACAACGTAAGAATGGTAATGCGTTTTACTTCAGGCGTGCAATTTGGTATTGCTTCTGATATAGTAGAATACGCTTAAAATTAACTAAAATTTGGGTAAGTTAGATAAAACTTGCTTACCCTTATTTATAAAAAAATAAAATACTTATGGCTTGTACAGTAACTACGGGAAGAAGTTTACCCTGCAAAAGCGCTTTTGGTGGAATAAAAACTATATATTTCGCAGATTTCGGAGGTTTAACAGGAGTAACCTTTACAGACGGAAAAGTTTCCGCATTTACGGGATCGGTAACAGGTTGGACTAAATGGGATGTTAAAGGAAATTCGAATTTAGAAACAACAGTAACCTCCTCTCGAGAGAATGGAACAACTTTTTATACACAAACTCTAAATGCTACTTTTACTTATTTAGATGCTTTAACTCAAAACGAATTACAAATTGTAGCAGTAGGCCGTCCATATGTGGCTGTCGAAGATTACTACGGAAATGTTTTTCTTTGTGGATTTGAAAATGGAATGGAACTTACATCAGGCACTTCTGTGACTGGATCGGCTCCGGGAGACCTTTCAGGATTTACCATTGTGATGGAAGGGATGGAAGAGGCTGCACCTTATTTTTTAAGTGCAAATACTCTACTTACACCTATTGATGGGGATTCAATTAATCCAACTCCATAAATTAATATTATAGATATAAAATTAAGCACTCAATAGGGTGCTTTTTTTTTGGTTTAATGTTAATACAAAATAACTTATTTAATACGTTATATAGGTATGATTGTATTTAAAACTATTACTACAGCACAAACATTTAAAGTAATTCCTCGAATTTTTGCAGATGAATTTTCAATGTCAATAACTGATGATAGTACAAATATTATTAAAGTTTATGATATTACGACAGGGGTTACTTCTGGAAATTATTTAACTTTTAATCAAGCATTTAATCCTATATTAGTAGAAGGTCATTTTTATGATGTTAGATTTTATTCAGATTTTAACGTATGGAATACAAATTATCAATTATGGGAAAACGATAATTTATTTTGGAATATAGATCGAACAACAGATGCAACTTTATTTAGAGATCAAATATTTTGCACAGATCAGGAGATTGATCAAATGGAGGATGAATATTACGATTTAAATTTAGGAATATATAAAACATTTAATTCCTTTGATAATACATATAAGGTTTTTTAATTATGAGAAAAAATAAAAAAAGAGATAATTTAGGGAGATTTGCAAAAAACACATCTGAATTTAGTTTTGTTAATTTAGCTACTTATACATCTCCTGAGATTGTTGAGGTTAAGAATAGAGATTGGGTTCAATATGGTGCAGATAATAATTATTTTCAATTCCTTATTGATCGATATAATGGCTCTCCAACAAATAATGCTTGTATAAATGGTATATCACAACAAATATACGGCAAAGGTTTAAATGCAACAGACTCAAATAGACGACCTGAGCAATACGCTCAAATGATTACTCTTTTAAAGCCTGAGATGATCCAAAAGGTTTGTTATGATTTTTATTTAATGGGTCAAGCTGCAATACAAGTTGTTTATAATAAAGCAAGAACAAAAATTGCAATGTGCGAGCATTTTCCAATTGAAACATTAAGAGCAGAAAAAGCAAATGAAGATGGCGATATTGAGGGATATTATTATTGGAATGACTGGCCCTCAATTAAACCCTCAGACAAACCTTTAAGAATACCGGCATTTGGAACAAGCAAAGAAAATATTGAAATTTATTATATTAAACCTTATAAAGCAGGTTTTTACTATTACTCCCCTGTTGCTTATCAGGGAGGCCTACAATATACCGAGCTTGAAGAAGAAATTAGCAATTACCATTTGAACAATATTTTACAGGGCCTCGCTCCGAGTATGCTCATAAATTTTAATAATGGCACTCCAAATCAAGAACAAAGGGAATTAATCGAACAAAGAATAGCACAAAAATTTTCAGGCAGTTCAAACGCAGGCAAGTTTATTCTTGCTTTTAATGATAATAAAGAAAGTCAAGCGGAAATTACTCCTGTTCAATTAAGCGATGCCTCTGAGCAATATAAATTTTTAAGCTCTGAATCTCAATCCAAAATATTAGTTGCTCATCGAGTTGTTTCTCCTATGTTACTTGGAATTAGAACTGAATCTGGTTTTTCTTCTAATGCTGATGAAATTAAAAACGCATCTATATTAATGGACAATACTGTTATAAGGCCATTTCAGGAACTTTTATTAGGTTGCTTTGATAAACTACTTGCTGTTAATGATATTGCTTTAAACCTATACTTTACAACGTTACAGCCCTTAGAATTTACTGAGGTTGACAAATCAATACAAGACAAAGAGGATATTGAAGAAGAAACAGGTGTTGAGATGCAAAAATTTAATCTAAAAATGATTGATGGCAAACAAGCCTATAAAACAAAAGAAGAAGCTGAGACAAAAGCTAAAGAAATGGGATGTGGTGGATCCCACGAGCACGAAGTTGAGGGCGAAATATGGTTTATGCCTTGTGAAAATCACGAGAGTTTAAAAAAATCTCCTTGTTGGGATGGTTATCGGCAAGATGGTTATAAAATGATAGACGGAAAAAGAAGGCCAAATTGCGTAAAAGCTGAAAAATTATGCTGTAGCTCTAATTCAAAAGATAATGATAATGAAATAGCTTCTGAATTAATTGCTTTAGGCGAAGATATTGATTTAAATAATTGGGATGTTATAGATGAAATCGATGTAGATTACGATAATGAGGATAAATACGATGCTATTGTCGATGTTTTAAACTTAGAGAACGATAAAAAAGCAACTACTTTAAATAAAATATTAAATTTAGTTAGCACAGGTAGAGCATATCCTAATGCAAGAAGCAAACAAGATAAAAAAATAAAAGAAAATTATTTTAAAGTTAGATATTATTATTATCCAAAAAAATATAATGGTGGAGAGAGCAATAGCCCTCGTAAATTTTGTATTGCAATGGTAGATGCTAATAAATTATATCGTAAAGAAGATATTACAAGAATGACAGATAGGCCTGTAAATCCCGGTTGGGGTCCAAAAGGAGATTCTTTGACTTACTCAATTTGGAAATTTAAAGGAGGAGGAAATTGTCATCATTCTTGGAGGAGAGTTACTTTTAAAAGCAAAGATTCAAATATTAACTTAAAGACTTCAAAGGATATAATTGGAACACGATCTGCTGAAATTGATGGCTATATAGTAAGAAATGATTTTGAGGTATCTGTTCAACCTCGTTCAATGGATTATAGAGGTTTTTTGCCTGATAATCCTTTTTATAAAAAAGACGGAAGTTTAAGAAATCCGAAAAAGAAATAATTATGGCAACACCTTTATTTATTAATAGAACAGATCTTGTAAGAAATAGTCTTATAGATGGTAATGTAGATACAAGCAAATTTATATATTTTATAAGAATTTCTCAAACTATTCATATACAAAACTTTTTAGGAACAGAGTTATATCAAAAATTTGAGGCTTTAATTACTGCCGGCACTTTAACTGAGGTTTTAAATCCAAATTATTACAACTTAATGGTATCTCATATTCAGCCTATGTTAATTTGGTATACTCAAGTAGATTATATTCCATTTGCGGCATTTCAAATTAAAAATGGAGGGGTATTTAAGCACACATCTGAAAATAGTGAATCAGCAACAAAAGAGGAATTGGATTATTTAGTTGCTAAAGCAAGAGAATATGCAGAATATTACACGAGAAGATTTATTGATTATATGAATTTTAATCAAAATTTATTTCCTGAGTATTATTCAAATAGCAATGATGACATTGATCCAAGTCAAGATGCAATATTTAATGGATGGGTATTATGAGATATAAACCAAAAGAAAAGAATATACAAAAACTTAAAATGTTTTTAAAGAAACAAAAAAAAAATAAAAATTAATTATGGCAACTTTATTTAATACAAAAATTTCTGCTACATATCCCGGTCTTATTAAAACAACCGACAATGCCGCAATAACAGCAACTTTAAAACAATTAACTGATGGTTCAGGAAATGCTACTGGTTTATATCTAAATAATGCAGGAGACTTTAAAGTAACCTCAATTTTAGAATGGGGCTCTTTAAAAGATACTGGAACAGGTGTTACTATTACTCAATGGGTAACTTCTGCTGATGGTATTGCTAATTTTAATAACAATACCTCAGTTCCAACAAGTGCTGCAGTTAAAACGTATGTAGATGCTGTTGTAACTGCTTCAGATCTTGATTTCTTAGGCGATTCAAATGTTGGAACACCTGCTGTTGATTTAGATTCACAAAACTTTAGTATTTTAGGAACAACAAACGAAATTGAAACAAGCGGAAACGCTCAAACCTTAACAATAGGATTACCAAATAGCGT